CTAGGCGGGTTCGATTCCCGCTACCCGCTCCAGTGTTAGCGTACCTGAAGGTGCGGCGGTGTTCAGTGGGGCGCCGGTGGCGATCGCGATCATGTTGGCGAGGCGGCCGACGATCTGAATATCCACGCCTTTCTCGGCCTTTGCGGGCGTGATCAGGATCGTGTCGATCAGTGCGCGCAGTTCGGGCGCGGCGACTTTCAAAGCTTCGGGATTGTCCATCGCGGTGGCGAGGTCGCGTACCATGGCGCGATATCGCTCGGCGATCTGGGGGTGGAGCGCCACGACGGGCAACGTATCGAGATCCGCAAGCTCGCCCTGCAGGGCGTCGCGTTCGGTCGTCGCGGCGGCGAGGGCTTGCCGGATCTCGGCGAACGCGCCGCCGCCATCGGCGATCGCCGCAACCAAGCGCGCGATTCGCGCTTCGCACTCCGTCAACTCGGCGCGGATCGCGGCTTCGCGTCCCGTGATCTCACCAGCGCGGCGGGTGTAGTCGAGATGATATTCACGAACGAAGGCCGATACCATGTCAGGATCGAGCAGCTGCTCGGTCAGGCCGTTGATGGCGCGCCGCTCGAGGTCGACGTTGTCGATCGTGCGGCTGTTCGTGCAGACCGCTGGCCCGCCTTGGCGGAAGCCGCGGCATCCCCAGCGCGTCTTTCGAACGATGGTATAGGAGTTGCCGCATTCTCCGCACACGCAAAGCTTGGACAGCAGCTTCGCGGGGCGCCGTGCCTGTTCACGCGGCCGATCGGAGAATTTGGCGAACTGCTGCTCTACCGCTTGCCATAGATCATCGTCGACAATCTGAAGGTGCGGGACCGGGTTGAACGACCATTCTTCGCGCGGCCGTGGGCGAATGCGGGTTTTGCGGGTGCGCGGGTCTATCAGCTTTTGCGTGCGGCCGACGACCAGCTGGCCGTTGTATAGCCAGTTGCGCAGTATCCCGTCCTGCCGCGTCCTGCTGCCGGCGAGCGTGTTGACCTGCCAGAACTGGCCGCTCGGCGGGGCTACGCCGTCCCTATTCAGATCCTCCGCGATCTGTCGCGCCGATCGGCCCGATGCATATTCGGTGAAGATCCGCGTCACGATTGGCGCGGTGTCGGGGTCGATTTCGCGCAAGCCGTTGATCGCGCGGCCGCGTTCGTCGAATTGCAAAATCTTGCGATAGCCGTAGGCGATGCCGGCGGGCGAAAGCCCTTGCGACGCGCGGCCGCGCTGGGCGCGGCGGATGTTGTGTCCGAGATCCTTGCGCTGCTGTTCGTCGAGCAAACCCTTTATGCCGCCGGTCAGGGCGTTGATTTCGCCATCAGCGAGGGTGAAGATCCGTGCGCCGGCGAAGTTGATGCGCTCTCGGATGTGGTGGGCGTCGCCCTGGTTGCGGGCGATGCGGCTGGTGCTGTCGGCCAGAACCTGTTCGATCCCGCCACGCTCGACCAGCTCGAGCATGTCGAACATGCCGGGCCGCTGCGCTTCGTCAACGCCCGCGCCGCCGCCGATCGCATAGTCGCGGAAGATGTCGACGATCTTCCAGCCTTCGGCTTCGCACCGTTCCCGGCACACCGCGACCTGATCGTCGATCGACCGGCTATTCTGAAGATTGCTTGAGAAGCGGGCGTATATGACGGTGCGCATGGCGTCGATTCGGTAAGGAGCGGGAGGCGGCAATGTCGCGCGCCGCGGTCGCGCGGGCAAGGGCCTGCACGAAACGCATCAAATCAGGATCCGGGCGACCCGCCTGGCTCACGCTGCGGCGCGCTCCCGGAAAGCTGCGGTGCAGCGGCGGACGGCCGTTTCGAAATGCTTTGGGTTGTGCTCGATCCCGGTGAAGATCTTACCGGCGCGGATTGCCGCGACACCTGTAGAGCCGGTGCCCATGAAGGGGTCGCAGATGGTTGCGCCGGCGACGTTGGCCACGATCTTGCTCATCAAGATGTCAGGTTTGGGGGTTGGATGGTCGACGCGCGCAGCGCGACGCGGGGCGCCCGTCGTTGTCACGCGCAGCTTTTCCGCCAAGGTGCCGATAGGGTGATGATCGCGGCGCCAGGCGTGAACATAAAATTCGACGTCCGATCGATAACTCTTATTCGCGATAGGTTGCGGATTCGGCTTCTGCCACACGAGTAAAGCATGCCGATGAAAGTTGCCGCGCAGATGAGCGAGCAGGTCCGCTAGCTGATCATTGCTGGCGAAGACGACGGCCGCTCCGCACTGCAAAGGGTTGATGATAGAGCGGTCAAAATCCTGGTGCAGCTTTTCCTTGACGATCTGGTCGAAGTGAGGGCGGTCTTTGCGGTATCGGCCGCCACCTTCGGCGCGCATTTTGTACGGCGGATCGAACAGGTCGCAGTCCTGCCACCCGAGCTTGGCGCGGATCGCATAGGCGTCGCCCAGGAACAGGCGGTGCGGGCCGATGGCGACGGTCGGGTTCATAAGGCGCCTGTCGCGACGCCGCCCAGGGTGTAGGCGGGGTCGGCTTTGCGGATGGGTTGACGGATAGAGATCTTCGCGCCGGCGCGGACGGCGGCGAGTTGCTCTTCGAACGTCTTGGGGCGGATGCGTTCGGCTTCGCGAGCCGCGCGGGCGGCGTCTTCGCGTTCGCGGATTTCGGCTTTCATTGCGCCGATCGCCGCGTCGTAGCCGAGTTCGATGATCAGCTGGCGGAAGCGTACCATGTCGCGGGGGCCGCCCAGCCATTGAGCGGCCTTCGCGGCCCTTCTGCCGGCGGTGGTGTTGACATATGTCTTGGCGATCGGCGGCTTGCCCTGCGCAGCGCGCTCGGCGTTCAGCTGGTCGCGGATCTTGTAGGCGCTGCAGTGGCCGACACCGGTGAGGTTTCCCGCGCGGCGGACGGGAATGCCGTCGATCAGCAGTCGCTTCAACGCTTCGGCCTGTTCTGGTGCGATGTTGCGCGCACCGGCGCGCTGGGCGTGTCGCACGCCCTTGATGTCGCAGCCGGGGAGGCATTGGCCCTTGCGCGCCAGGCGCTTCACCAAGGCGGCGCGGATACGCGTGCAGACTGTCTTGCTGACGCCCGTCATCTTTGCGGCGCGGGGACCGCCGTAACCCTGTAGCAGCAGCTCTTCGACGCGCTTGCGGTCGGCCTTGGACACACGGACGCCGCTGTAGCGTTCGCCATTGCCTGGCGGTGGCAGCGGAGCCTTGTCGCGCGCTTTCAAATCAGCCTGGTACCGGCGCCGCTGTTCGGCGACGCACGCGGCGCTGACGCCCATGCGCAGCTGGATATCGACACCTTTCAGCCCTTTGCGGAGCATCAGGCGCATGCGCTCGATCTCTTCGGGCATCAGGCGGCTGTAGGCGTTGCGGGCAGCGGGGCGGTGGCCCTTTCGCGGGCAGAGCGCGATCAGGACCGCGTTCGATACGGCTGTCTCGCAATAGCCGAATTTCTGTCCGAGCCGCTCGAAAGACCAGTTTTCTTCCTCGTGGAGGCGGATCGCCTCTTCGAGATCCGCGCCGGAAAGGGAAGGCTGGCGCGAGTGGTTGGTGACGCTGGTGCGCAAATTCAGCCGACTGGCCATGACGCCGATCGCGGTACGGGTGCGGCCCATCTGCTTGGCTGCTTCGAAGCGGCCGAGCTGCTCATAATTTTGGCGCAGCCATTCGATTTCGGCAGGTGTCCAGGATAGGGGGCGGCCCATTATGCCGCCCTCCGCCATGGCAGAGCATCGTGCGTGACGCCGTCGAGGGTGCGACCGGCTCGCTTCTTGCCGACACGGCACATCATCGTGAACAGGGTTCGGTCGGCCTCGTGCTCTGCGTCCGCCATTTCGTAGGCGCGATCTTCCGAGACGTCGTATTCGATGCGACCGTCGTTCTGCACCCAACCGATATTCTTGCGGGCGACCGGGATGAGATCGCTACGAAGGGGTGAGTGCGAACCCCATTGTTTGAAGTGGAAGTCGACGCCGGCAAGCGCGCAGTCGTCGCGAATCGCGCGCGCCCAATCCGGGTTCATCGGGCGGGCGCCGGAACCGCTTTCGCCGCCAACAATCACGCCGTGGATCGGGCCGTTGCCTTTCCATCTGGCGGTAGGATCGAAGCCGCGCTGGATGACGTCGGGGCCGCAGCAATCGACCCAGCTGCCATCGTCCTCCGGGCATTCGACATAATAGGCGCCGGTCAGCGCATTGAGGCGTCCGCGCGCTGCTTCGCCATCAAAGCATTCTTCGTCGGCCGCACTGTTGATGCGCGAAAGATCGATGGGGCCCAGCAACGGCTCGCATGACAGGAAGCGACCTTCAGCCATTGTGGCGAGCAGATCGGGGATGCGTTCGTCGGCCCGCGCCTGATCTTCGATCGAAACGCCCAGCCAGAGGTTGCGGATCGGCTGATAAAGTTTCGCGTCCGGGCCAAGTCCGTAGAAGCTGTTGATGTCGGATGGCAGCTTGGTAAGCTTCTCCATGAATTCGCGCATCCGCGCCGATCGCTTCGTCAGCACCAGGTGCTTGTGATGTCGGGTCCGCTGAATGACCTCGAACATTTCCCAGAGCCAGTCGTCGGGAACGTCGGGATGGAATGGGTCGCCGTGGGCGTTCCAGAAAATGACGCGCGGGCGCTTCCAAGACAGAGGCTGCAGCAGGGCGGGAGCATGAAGCCGGACGGTGCCATTCCAGACCGGACCGGCCTTTGTGTCGATCGTCAGCCCCTTGCGACTTTCGTGATGCTTGAGCCGCGTCCCAGCCAGCTTCATCGCATAGCAGTTGGTGCAGCCGGGCGAGAGGACGGTGCAGCCGTTGATGGCGTTCACGGTCGCGTCGGCCCATTCGATGGGGGTGTTATCAGCCATGTTGGCTTTCCTCTCTGGCGATTTCGCGGTCGATGGCGTCGATGAAGGCGAGGCCGATGGCGACCGCCTGGACGGCTTTCTTTCGGGCGGCGGGAAGGTTGCGGGCGGCGATGCCGCCGGTGGCGCGATCGTCGGCGATCTGCATGAACGACGTCGCCTTGGCACCCAGCGCGTGGAGGCCCGCGGCGTCGTCGGCGTTCGCGTCGTGGCCGAAGGTGAGGACGGCGCGGACGCGCTCTGCCATCACGTCGGTAAGGCTTTGGCCGAAGATTTGGTCGATCTTAAAGCCTTGAACTGGGGCGCTCACTGGCCCGTTCCCTGCAAATGCTGGCGGTGGCGCATGCGGTTGATTGCGCGGGCGAGCAGGATGCTTCCATTGCGGGCGCTGTCTTTCCAGGCGTCGCGACCATTGTCGGCATAGTTGTGCTGGATCGAGCGGACGCGGTGGAGCGCAAGGCCGGTGTTGTCGGCGATCGTGTTGCGGTCGACGCCAGCGTCAGTCAGCTGAAGGACCGCCCGTTCCTTTTGGGTCAGGCCGTCGGAGGCGATCGGGCGCTCGCGATCGCTGTGGTCTTGGATCTTGCTCATTTCGCAACCTTTCCTTCGCTGGGGTTGCCCAGGTGCCACTGGCGACAATGGTCGCAGCGGTACGGGTGGAGGGCGGAGGCGCCGCGGGCCTTGTCCTTGTGGCAGGCCTTGGCATTGCGGCGGCGGTTCAGGAGCCGCTGGCGATGCTCGATCGCCGCGGCCTTGCTGGGCCAGGGATGTTTGCCCTGGCACTGTGCGCGGGGGTCGGGTGGCGGCTTCATTGGCCATATCCCATCGCCGACAACATCTTGGCGACAAGATGCCAGACGTGCAGATCCAACCGGCGGTGACCAATTACAGCGCCAGTGCGGATTATCGCTCGCCGGTTCATTGCCCGGTCAAGTGCACCCCGGTTTCGACCGCGATAGGTCTCGCCGTGATAGTTCCCGACCTTGAGGCCGCCGCCGGTGTTGTGGATCATGGCGCGGGCGATCTCGGTTTTTTGACCGTCGATCGCCGACCAGAGTTCGACACGGATGACGATCATTTCGCCACCTCAATATCGGTATCGATTACGCGGGCCTTGATGCCCATCTCTTCGGATCGCCCGTAGCCTTCGATGAAATCGACGGTCCGCTCGACATCGATGATGCCGCGGGCTTGTAACTGGGCGATGTGCTCCGCGTGATCCTTCAAATCGAAGAACGGGTAATGATACTTGCGGAATTCAGTCATGAAGGCACCGTCAAACTTTGCCTCGTCCAGCTCGATCTCGATCGTCTGCGTAACCGTGACCGTGAATTTTCGGGTCATCACGCGGCCTCCCTTTGCAGGCGGGCGGCTACGGCGCGGCCGAGGGCGGTGGGCTTTTGCGACACCGCGATCATCTTGCGGCCAAAGCCCATGGTCATCGGGCTGTCGGCCAGACCCTTGCGTTTCAGCGCCGCGCGGGCGCGGGTCAGGCGGCGGTCGTAATTGCCCTTGCCGTCGTCGCGCAGGAGCAGCAGCGCCTGGCGTTCGGTCGGCGGCAGGGTGTCGGCGATCTGTTGAAGATATTCGGCGGCATAGCCCTGCGCGGTCGCGCCGTGCGGGGTGGCATCGTCGATCGCGTCGGGCACCAGGCTGGCGCAGCCGTCGCAATAGAGGCGCCCGGCGCGCCAGATCCAGCCGGGCGGATCGTAAGTGGTGGGACTGTTGTGTTCGACGCTACAGCGAGCGCAGACGTGGATATGGGAACTAGCGGGCATCGATGCTCTCCTGCTGGGTGGGACGGGCGGTCGGCAGCTGCGACAGGCAGGCGATGATCTGCGGCGCGCGATCGACGATCAGGCGCGCGAGCAGCGGCGTTTCGGTGGCGTCGGAGCGGCAGCCCATAAGGACCGCCATTTCGGCGATGACGGCGTCGCGCTGTGTCGCGTGGATCGTCGGCGGTTCGGTTGCAGCTTGAAAACGCGTGACTTCACTCACCATGGTCATTCTCCTTTCGGTGCGGAATTGGGGGTGCGGCCTTCGGGGTTTTCGAAGACCCAGCAGTGCGAGCCGCGGCCGTCGGGGCCGTTCACGCTTTTGTCGGCGACGAATTTGCGGCGGCGGGATCCGCGCAGAACCTTCTTCACTTCGCCCATGTTCATCGGGGTCATGTTCGCGTTGCGGACGCGCTGATCGAACTGGTTGAGGTTGATCGCGAAGAACTTCGCGGGGTCGCGATAGCGGTTGATGCTGTCTTCGGGCTTGGTCCCGGCGCGCGCTTCGATGTCGAGCAGGTAATCGACCTTGTCCCAGAACTCCTGCACCAGCGGATGATCGCCGCCGGCGCTTTGCTGGCGGTCGAGCGCCATCCCGTCGATGAAGCGAATGGTCTGGCCGATCGCTTCGTCGCCGACTTCGCGGTCGATGGGCAGGACCGCGGCCGTCGCCTCGAGCGCGGCGATCAGCTGGCTGTGGTTCAGGATGCAGCGGTCGTTGTGCAAACCGTCGGTGCGGTCCGCCATCGCGCGCTCGTGGTAGTCAAATTGCTTGAAGAAGGTTTCGAGCCACAGCTTCTCCTGCCGCACGATATGGACAATCGTGCCCGACAGGTCTTCCATCGGGGTCCGCTGGATCCGGCGCGCCGCCGCGGCGCTGCCGTCCGTCCAATGTTCCTTGTTGATCGAAAAGGACATCAGACGCTCGAGCACCGCGGGGATGCTGTCGATGCGATCATTCTGCATCAGGTAGATCGAGCCGAGAAAGGGCGGCTCCACCGTTTCGGCGCCGCCGGTGCGGGCGCCGGTCACGCGCGGTGAGCGGCCGTTGAACAGGGTAAGCAGCTCGGTCCAATCGAACTGGCGCCGGTGAGCGCCACGTTCGCTGTCCCGGTTGCCCTCGATCAGGCCGACAGGAAGGTTCGACACCTTGACGAAGTTGCGGGCGACGCCCGCGATCGAGCCCTTGTTCGGATCGAAGCCTTCATATTTCGATCGGCCAAACAGCTTCCACATGAAGGTGATGATCGTGGTCTTGCCCGACCCTGGGTCGCCGGTGATCTCAAGGAAGCCCAGGCTGTCGTGGCGGTTGCGGATCTGGACCGCGAACAACGACATGACGAAGAAAGCGAGGGTGGCAAAGCCGCGCACGTTCCATGCGGCCCACAGATCCTTGATCCAGGGAAAGTCGCGGCGATCGGGGTTGTAATTGATCGACAGGATGCGTTCGGGGGTGCGCAGCTTGACCGCGGCCTTGCCGAAATCGAAATATTTCTCGCCGTTGATCGGGACGAGGCGGCTGTCGCGCACCGCGAGTTCGCCGAACACCCAGGCGTTATGCGCCTCGGAATAGCCGGTGAAGGGCAGCGGCTCGACTTTCTTGATCCGCCGGGTCTGCTGCCGCATCAGGCGATCGAGCTGCTCGCTGGTGCCCGACCAGCCGCCAGCGAAGGCCATCAGCCGTTTCTTGAACTCGCCCCCGGCGGCGCAGGCATTGCTGCTGAAGCGCGCCTTTACGGTCGGCTGGCCGTCGGGAAAGTCGAGCTGAAGGAAATAGTTGGTTTCGTCGAGCGTCTCGTCACGCTCCATGTAAAGGATCCGGAACGCGCAATTGGCGATTTCCTCGACGTCGAGGCGCTGTTCCTTCGCGCCGCCGCCCTCGTCCTCGTAAGACACCTTGGCGGCCCACATGCGATTGTCGAAGCGCATCGTGAAGTTCGACAGGCCGCGATGTTTGTGGATCAGCTTCGCCTTGGCGCGCGCTGTTTCGGCGATCGTCACCGCGCCGTTCCACAAATATTCCTCGATCATCTTGTCGCTGAACGGGGCGTGATCGGGGTCGCCCTTCCAAGCATGATGCCGGAGCATCAGGTCGTTCCAGTCGAGTTTTGTCCCCTCGCCATCGGGCCGCACCTGCGCAGCGGTCGCGTCGGTCCAGCCTTCGTCGCGGGCCTTTTTCACGAACTTGCGCGTGTAGCTGACCCCGGCGGCGCCGACGTCGAAGGCAAAAACGAGGCGCGGGCGGTGCTTGGGGTTTTTGGCGGCGATCGCCTTGAGCAGCTCGGCCAGCGCGAGGTCGGGATAATTGTTGACCGACATCAGGCTGACCGCCGTGATGCCGACCTGGTTCAGTGCCCAGGCGTCGAAGATCCCTTCCGCGAGCCAAATCTCTTCTTCGGCCGCGAGGATTTCCCATGTGAGCACCGGCGGCATCCACCAATGGCCGCGGTGAGTGCCGCCATATTTGAAATTCGCCTTTTTCTTGAAGCGCCCGGGGCGGTCGATCAGCCGTTCCCACCAGCTGTCGCCCGCCAGCGGAAAGCGGACCGTCGCCGAAACCTGATCGGTGTCGCGGTCGCGGAACAGCTCCTGCGTATAGGCGCCGCGCATCCCCTGAAGATCCAACCCGCGCTCGTGCGACAGATAGGCGTCGGCGGTGGCGGTTGGGTTGGCTTCGGTCGCGGGCTCGCGCTTTGACCAGTCTTCGAACAGGTCGGGGAGGAGGTTGCGGACGCTGTCTTCCCATCCGCAGTTTTCGATGCGGCCGCATTTGACCATGCGGGGATTGTCGGCGGCGCAGTAAACTTCCTTCTTTCCGCAGCCTGGGCACGTCCCCTCCTGCAGCCAGCTGCCCTTCACCGACTTGAAGGCAAACTGTGCTTTGAGACCGGCAATAATCTTGTCAGAAAATGACATCGGGAACCTATCGTCAGGGTGCAGACGGGGGACCGGCGAATCGCCGGGGAGCGGGGTTTGAGCGGGGTGGAAGTTCAGGCGGCCTGGTCGGAGGGTTCGTCGTTATCGAACATGTCGAGCGTCGCGGTGTCGTAGCCTGGCGGCGGCGGGAAATAGGTTTTTCGCGTGACGCTGGGCGGGGCCATCGGGATGTCGAGCTGGGGGTTCGGAATGGCGCTGGGCGACAGGCCGTAAACGATCGACATCTGCGCTTTCCAGGTGAAGCCGCAGTCGGGGTTCATGCACAGGCAGAACAGATCCTTGCTGGTCGGCGTCACCATTTCCGACGTGCGGATGTAGGACGGCGCGTGACAATGGGGGCAGGGGATCATCGAATGGCGCTGACGCAGGTTCGGATCGTCGCCGCCGACGATATTACGCTTGCGCGGCTGTTGGGCCGGGGCGTTCACTGGCGGGCCTCGCGGATGATCATGCGGACTTCGGCGCGCATCGCCAACGCACAGGCGATAACGTCATCGATCGCGTCGTCGATGGCTTCCGCCTCATACAGCTCAATATCGCCGTCCGCGTTGGCATCGAGCAGGGTTTGAGCGAGGTCGCTGTTTTCTTTTGACTGCTGGGCATACAGCTTGAGCAGGTCGCGTCCCGTGGCGGCCGTGCGGGGCATGGCAGCAAGCTCGAAGCCGCGACGACGCGAAAGCAGGCAGGTGATATTCGGGTGGCCTGGCGCGCCGACTGTGCGGGCCTCGAGCGCCTCGACTTCATCGACACGAAGCCATGCGTCCGTGCTGGTGCTGCAGCAATCGCTGATCCGCTGTTGCCGGGTGCCGAGAAATTCGGCGGCGGCTTCCTGACCGCCGAAAGCCTTCACCAGCGCGCGGGACGCTTCCTTCAGTTCCTGTTGCTCGGGCGTCAGGGTAATGTTGCGGGCGACGCTCATGCGGTTTCTCCGGGCGGGACGGTAAGGTTCTGGAATTTACCGGCTATCGGCGCGGCGAGCAGGCTGGCAGCAAGGACCAGGCAGCAGCGACGGGCAGGGGTGCCGGGGCAGTCGTTGCAGGGGGCGGGTGATGACAAGGGCGAACAGGCCGCGGGAGCGGGGTAGAGGGGCAATGCCTCCGCGGTCTGTTCGCAGTCCGGTGCCGCATATGAACCTGCGAGCTCGGCGGACCGGATCGGCAGCCGGGAAGGGTGGCCGCCAATTTGATGATGCTGGTGCAGCCCCCCGACCATGGTCAGGCCGCTCGCTGCTTGGCGGTGCGACGCTCGCCCTGCCGCAGATCGATGCCGCAAAAGCGGTCTTCGGCGGCCTGGTCGGTCATCGTTTCGCGGGGGTAGATATCGGGGCGGAGACTTTCCTTCGGAACGCCATAGAGACGCTCGGCAGCCCTGCAATATTCTGGTGGCATTTGCTTCGACTGGTTGATCCACCGCCACACACGGGGCTGCGTCACTTGCAGATCGCGGGCAAGGGCGCTGTCGGATCCGGCGGCGTCCCGGCAGAGGATCAGGGCTTCGTATCGGGTGAGTGGCTCAGTCATATACGTGGTTATACATATACGTATAATAGATGCAACGGAAAAGTTGCGTGTGGCGTTATTCGTTTACGTATAGGGTCGGGAAGTGGCTGAAATCATAGGCTCTCGACTGGAAGAACGCATGGCGGCGGCGGGGCTTAATCAGTCCCAGCTGGCGGTTAAGGTGGGGCTGAAGCAACCGTCGATCGGCCGCCTGATCAGCGGTCAGACGCGAGAGTCCGGAAAGCTGCTCGAGCTGGCGCAGGCGGTTCGAACGACTCCAGACTATTTGACTGGCGCCACGGATGATCCGGAACTCGGCGCGACAGTCAACGATGATCGACGCAGTTTTCGCGAACCTCCGGCATCGACCGGAGACGAGGCCTTGTCAGGCCGCGGGTTGGTAGCGGTAAAGGAAATCGACCTGACGCTGGGCGCCGGGGGCACTTATCTGGACGATGGCGCCATAACGGAAACCATTCGCCATTTCCCGCGCGACTGGTTGCGCGAGTTCACCGATGCTCCGCCCGACATGCTGGTGTTTGCCCGGGTCAAGGGCGATTCGATGAAGCCGACCCTGCTGGACGGGGCGATCGTCATCATCGACCTGCGCCGCAAAAGGATCAACGAACAGGACGAGGTGTGGTCGATCGCCGTTGCCGACATTGGCATGGTCAAGCGGATATGGGCGAACGCCGACGGGAGCTACAAGATCAAGAGCGACAACCCGAATGTGGGGTCGGAGTCGGCGCATGATGACGAGATGTTTGTGATCGGCCGCGTCGTAGCATCGATCGGGAAGCACTAGTTTCGAGGGGATAACTATGAGCGACGCCACGCCTGAAAAGAAAAAGGGCAGCTTTCTGGGCAAGGGCTTGCTGATCGTGGTCGGCGTTTTGGTTGGCATCACCGTTCTGGGAGCGATCGTCGGTGGCGATGACGGTGCTGGACAGCAGGCGGTCGCAACGAGCCAAGATCAATCGCCCGTGCGGGCAGACGAACCGGTGGCGGCGGAAGCGGAAAGCAAGCTGACCGGTCCACAACGAAACGCCGTTAGAAGTGCCGAGCAATACATCAGCATGTCAGGCTTTTCACGGGATGGCTTGATTGGCCAACTTTCATCGGATGCCGGTGAAGGTTATGAGGTCGCAGACGCGACTGTCGCCGTCGATAGTTTGGTCGTGGACTGGAACGAACAAGCTGCAAGATCTGCGAAGACGTACCTACAAATGTCAGGATTTTCTTGCAAAGGACTCATCGACCAGCTGTCGTCGAGCTCTGGTGACCAGTACACGAAAAGCCAGGCAACTTACGGAGCGCAGCAGGCGGGTGCTTGCTGATTGCTGATCGGAATGGCGCCCAGCGATGGCAGGCGAAAAATTGCGGGCGCGGCCCTTTATGCAGTCTTCGTGTTCGGGCGGCGAGTGACTGCCTGGCGCCCTCATGTTGAGGCCATAGCGGCCGCGATCGATCTTGGGCATGCGTCGCGAGATGAGTTCGGCCAGATATTTTTTTGGGTCGGGAGCGAGGTAAAACGGAAACGCGATTAAGCGAGGCCGCCGTGCGCCTTAGATTGGTCAATGAAATCTTCGATTTCCCGCTCCAGCGTCTCCACGAATATATCCTGAGTCCAATTGGCTCTGCTGTATAAATCCATGCCTGTGCTGTTTGAACGCCGCAGATCCACAGCGTCCGTAGTGTGATATTTGAACTGCAGTTTTCCTGTGGGCTCGTCTATGACAAGCCAAAATCCATGGTCTGTTCCATCAGCCCAATACATGCTGAAGCTGATGCTCTGTTCCTGGGGAATCATCAGCACCTTGATCTTTTGAAGAGCCAATTGGTCGGCATACGCCTTCGCTACGGGAATCGCGTTGGCGATTTGCTCCGCCGAGTATGCGCGGGCCGTGGCGATCTGGGCGGCCGCATTTGATTGATCTGCGCGGGTATCGCTGATTTTTTGGTTTATCTTCTCGAAAAAGCTGTTGCTCATATTTCCTCACCTTCGTGTGGAAATTAGGGGGATCAACTGCGAAAGCCAAGGTGTTGTCGCACTATTTGCTTTCCAGCTTAACCAAGGTCTTCAATCCGCCGCTTCCGTCGATCGTGTGTACCGCTTCGTCGATCAGCCAGGCTATGCCGTCGATCTCGCTATCCCAGCCCGACAACGTGACGCGGGCGTTGGGGATCAGCGCGGGGTCGCCGTGCGCCAGCTCATATTCAAAGGTGTAAGTACCGCGCTTACGCTTGCTGGCCTCGCCCTGCGCGGCTGCTTCTGCATCGGCCTTGTTCGCATAGACCCGGCGCAGCTTTTTGCGCTTGTCGCCCCCGGCGGTGACGGTCGCGTTCTTGCCGCCGTCCAGGTCGCGATATTGCGCCTGGGCGCCGTCATAATCGTCGCGCGCGGTCGCGGCGAAGCGCCAGGTCCATCCCTTTTGCTTGGTCATGGCCGCCGTGGGCAGCGGCGCGCCGCCAGCGGTGGTGTCGGCGCCGATCGGCATGAAGACCAGCGCGCCGCCCTTTGGCGTTGCCACGGCGTCGTAGCGGCGCCCCAGATCGCGGACAAAGGCCATGTCGCTCTTTGCCGCCTGTTCGATCGCGGCGATCGGTTTGGATGCCAGGTCGGGGTGGATGCGCGGCGACAGGTCATTTCGTGCCGCGATTTCGGTCAGGATCGCGCCCAGCGTCGTGTCGGTCCATATTTTGCGGCGCCGTTCGCGATAGGTGCCCGCCAGATCGGCGGCGCGGGCGCGGATGCTGACGATGTCGGGCGGTCCCGATCGTTCGACCTCGTCCACCTTGAACCGCCCCTTGGCGACCATGCCGGGGGTCACGTCGGCGCCAGCTTCCCAACCCAGCGCCAGCTGCAGCAGCGCGCCTTTGCGCGGCGGCGCCAGCTGGCCGTCGTGATTGTGCAGGACGATTTCCAGGCTGTCGGCTTCCTCGCCGCGCTTTTCGGTCAAGGAGAGCGACACCAGGCGCGGGTTGACTCGGTCGGACAAGTCGGTGCCGTCATCGAGGGACAGGCGGACTGCCGCCCGATTGCCGTTCATGCGCGGGGCCGGGGCATCAATCGACCCGCTCTAGGTCGATGGTGAAGTCGATCCGGCGGGGCAGGCCGCCAGCGATGATGTTGCGCCCGGTCACGTCCAGGTTGACCAGGACATATTCGCCCCATTGCCGACCGGCACCATCGACCAGCGGATAGGGGTCGCCGGTCCCGGCCATTTCGACCAGCCGATCGAGCGCGCCCAGGCTGCCCGCGATTTCCGGAATCAGGCTGCCGGGCAGGGTAACGAAATCATCGCCGGGGCCGACATATTGGCGCGCCGGTCGGGCGCCGAAGCGTTCGGTGGCGGCGTGGCGCCAGCTGCGCCGCCGCTGGTAACTGTCATACGCCAGCGTTTCGATGCCAAAGACGAATAGGCCGAACGACATTAAGGTGCGCGGTCCGGCGACGGTGGGGGCGTCCAGCCCGGGGACGGGCGGCGGATCGGGGAACAGACCCTTGACTAGCCGCTGCAGCCGACCCGCCTGATAGCGCGCGGAATCGACGCGCGCCTTCCACCCGTCGAAGGGCAGGCCGATCGAGCGGATGGGCAGGGGGATTTTCGTCGGGAGCTTCATTCATCGTCCCCGAAGTCGGAGCGTTTCTTGACGCCCTTCAGCTTTTCGAGCTCGCGCATCACTTGCTTGGCGATCTCCTTTGGATCCTGTCCGTCGCGCGCGTGGATATGTATCTCGACATGCATTGGGGCTTGGGCGGACGTCGCTCCAATCGGTGCGCGCGAAGCGGGTTGAAGAGGCCCCCCGGCCATCGCCGGGGAGATGGCCATCGCGCCCGCGGCGGCAACTCCCCCTGCGACACGGCGCATCGATCCGATTGCATCGCGGCCGCCGCGATCGATCCCGATCGCAAGACCCTGCGCAACATGGCCCCCCATCGCCATGAAAAGCCGGGATGGGGATTTGACCTGCAGAAAATCCTTGGTCTGTTTCCACATCGCCACGGTCATATTTTTCATGAACATCGCGGGTGCGGCCGCGCGTGATTTGATACCGTTGACCAGACCGTCGACAATGGCCTTGCCCGCGGCAAAGAATTTGGTGTGCAGTCCCCATATGAATGACAGCGCGCCGCCGAAAGCGCGCTTGATTGTCGCCCAATTGTCCCAAATGACCAGCGCGGCCCTACCGATCGGGCCGCTGAACTCCAGCATGCGACGCCCGTTCGCCTTTAGCCATGCCCATGCGGTGCCAAGGTAGGAGATCCCCGACCGGAATGCGCTCTTGATCCGGTCCCAGTGCTTCCAGATCAGGTAGCCCGCCACCGCGACACCGGTCACCAGCAAGCCAATCGGGTTGAGCAGCAGCGCACGGCCGACGAACAGCATGGCACGGCCGAACATCATGGCGCCGTTGACCAGCAATCCCATCGCTCGCGACGCCATGATACCGGCGGGGAACAGGCGGGCGAAAAATTTGTAGGCGGTAGCCAGCGGGCCGAACAGTGCGCCTAGCGCGAACTGGATCCCGCCGAGCGCGATCTTGAAGATGGCGAGCCCGGCGATCAGCTGCACGATGACCGACGTCGCCTGCGGATGTTCTTTCGCCCAGCGCGAGACGGCGGAAGCGCCGCGGTTCAAATGGCCCAGCGTCGTCGTCAGGACGGGCAGAAAAGCTGTGCCGAGCGTGATGATCAGTTCGGAGGCCTGACCCTTTGTCGCCTCGAGCTTGGAATTAAAATCGTTGAGGGTCCGAGTCTTGAACGCCGCGTCGATTGTGCCGCCGCCCTTCATCGCTTCGTCGCGGATCTTGCGATATTGGTCGAGGTTCTGGATCAGGCTGCGGATCCCGGCCTGCGCCTGCATATCCTCGAACGCATAGCCGAGCTTGCCAAGGTCGCCCTTCGTCGCCTTTTGGGTGATCAGGGCGATCGCTTCAAAGGTGTCGATGCCCTGAGCCTTCATTTTCTTCAAGGCCGCGGGCAGGTCCACCCCGAAATTCTTCTGGAACGCGCGCACGGTGGCGGGGGCATTGATTTTGGTCAGCAGGTTCTGGATGTTGTTCGCCGCCTCGTCAGCGCTGCCGGTGCCGGTCTTGGCGATCTGCAGCGCTGCCGACAGATTGCCGACCGCCGACAGGCCGCTTTCGCCCAGCGCCTGCATCTGGGCGTTGAGGCTGGGGAAATGACGAGCCATGTCGCGGATCTCGAACGCACCGCGGTTGCCGGCGGCGGCCATGATGTCGAGTGCGGCCCCGGTCTGGTCGATCGGCACCTTCAAGTTTGACAGGTTAGCGTATGCGGCCGCGGCGCCGTCGGCCAGATCGACCTTGAATGCGGTTCCCAGCCTGCCGATCGACGGCACCATCTGTGCGGCCTGGCGTGGATCCAGTCCGTTGCTCGACAGGATATCGACGGCGGCGCGCATTTCTTCGGGCAGGCGGTGCGCAGCAGCTGCGGCAGCGACGATATTGCCGCGCAGCTTTGCCGTTTCGGCATTGGTCAGCTGCGCCTTCAGCTGGATGTCCACCATGCCGCTGGAAAAATCACCCGCCGCCTTTCCGGCAAGGATCAGCGGGGCGAGCAGCGAAACACCCTGGACGGCGTTGTCGCGACCGCGATCGCGCAGGTCGGCGCCGCGGTTACGGATCTGGTTCGCGGTGGCATCTATCTGCATCAACCGCTTTTGCTTGCCGAGCTGTTCGTTGGTGCGTGCGATTTGGCGCTCGAGGTCGCGTTCGCGGCTGACCAGGCTGGTGATGTTGCCACTGGCACCAGCGATTTCGCGCCGCACGTCCTTCAGCTCGCGCTCCAGCCCGGCGGCTTCCCGGGCCATGCCCTTGATGACCTGGCCTGCCGTCTTGCCGGTGCCGATCAGATTGCGAAACAGGCCGGTCAACTTGTCGCTGCCGACCAGGTTCACGATAAGGTTGAGAGCGCCGCTCATCAGTCGCCCTTGCCCCACATGCGGCTAAAGCGGGTGACGGCACGGCGGCGCCATGCGAGCAGCTCCGAAAGGTCCAGTGCCTCTAGCGTCGGCAATTGCCAGTGAAAGATGGCGGCGATATCGGCCATCAGTTCCTCTGCGACGATTCCTCGATCATCTTCTCCACCATTTCCTGCTGCCCCTTCGTCATAAAAAAACCGCGAACTGCTCCGCCCATCTGGCCCAGATCGACGGGTGCCAGCTGGGCCGCGACGATCTCTTCGGTCAAAGTCGGCGTGCTGATGCGCGGGATCAGCTTCAGCAGGGTGGCGACGTCCGAATTGACCAGATCGTCGAGCGAGAGGCCGCGCAGTTCGCCAGCCATCGGTTTGCGCAAGGTCACGGTTTCGATCAGCGTCTCGCCGATCCGGATCGGTTCATCGAGCGTGATCGGGACAAACTTTCCATTGGGCTTGGAAGCGGTCTCGGCTGCATCGACCGTCGCGACGGCATCCTGGTCTGCGGTGTTCATGAGCGGGTTCCTTGTAATGGCGGGGATTAGAGGACGGGGCGACGGCGTCGTTGGCCGCCGCCGCCCCTATTCGATGCCGACCATCCCCGCTCGTCAGGCCGGACCGAAATTGGGTTACAGGCCGATGGCGCTGCGGATCTCGGCATAGCGATCGACGCCATCGACGACGAAGACGCTGTTGAGCATGTCGATTTCCATTTCGACGCGGCCGTTGATCGACAGCTTGTAATAGGCCAGTGGGAATTTCTGCTTGTGCTGGGTATTCTCGCCCGCCTTTGCAGTGCCCATGTCCAGCTCTTCGTGGCGACCGCGCATGACGATTTCGACCTGATCGACGCCGCTGCCGTCGTCGGCCTGATAGGCACCGACCAGGCGGAGCAGGACGCCATCGACACGGCTGATCCCGAACTGGCGCATCGACTGGCGCACCAGGCCGCCATTGGTCCATTCGGCCTCCATCAGCTGCAGCCCCATATCGACCTTGATCGGGCCGAGCATGCCGCCGCCGCGCCATTCCTCCATCGCCAGGGCGATCTTGGGCTGGGTGAATTCCTCGATCACGCCCAGATAGCTGTTGCCGTCATTGAACAGGTTGAAGTTCTTGAGTTTCTGGGGGAGGCCCATGGCCTGATCCTTTCGCTAGAGACGTAAAATGGGGCGGTCAGCCGTTGAGCTGGTCGGCGAAACCGGCGTAATATTTGTCGGTGATCCGCTGGTTCAGCACGATATTTTCGGCGGGTGCGGTGGGGGTGAAATCATAATCGATCACCAGCTTGCCCGCCGCCAGGTCGCCCGGTTCGTTCAACGCCTGGTCGAACCATGCGCGGCCGTCGATGATGCGCCCCTGCGCCTTGAGCGCGCGGAATTCGGCGTTGATCGTTTCCAGGACGTCGCGGACCAAGCTGACGGTCATCGGCTTGTCCACCGCCCAGGCCAGCCCGTCGGCGATCGTGTCCTGCAGCACCTGGCTGGTGCGCACCGCGCTTTCGAAATTATACTCGGGCAGCGTTTCATCGACACAGGTGCGGTTGCCCCAGAAGCGGAAGCCGGTGGTGCGGACGATGGTGGTGATATGCGCGCTGTTCAGCACGCCGGCGGGGGTGGAGTCGTCCTGCAGGTCGAAATAGACCGACTTGTCGATGCCGGTGACCCCATCGACCGCGACGTTCGACAGCGTCTTGTGCCAGCCCTGTTCTTCGTCGATGCGGGCGCGCAGACCCAGCGCGCGGGCAACGGCGTCGCCGGCAAAGTCGCCAGTGAAGTTCGGCCAGATCAGCATCAGCTCGCGCTGCGAAAATTCGTCGCGATAGGTCACCGCCTCGGCAATCGTGTCACCGATCGCGGCGGCATAGGCAAAAGCGCGCAGCTTGCGGGCGACGATTGCCATCGCCACGACGACGGCCTGACTGTCGAGGCCCGGGACGCCCAGGATGCGGGGGCGCACCCCGACCTGAACTTCGGCATCGAGCAGCGCCTGCATCCCGGTGGCCACGCCATCGATGCCGATGGTCCCGATGATGGCATCCTCGGTCGCTTCGTCATCGACTCCCTCGGTCACGCGAACGATGACCAGCACGGGGCTGGTCTGATCGGCGATCGCCTCGAGCGCGGGTTTGAGCGTGCCGCCAGTGCCTGCCTTGCCAATCGCGTCGCGGATGTCGGTGACCAGCACCGGGGTGTTGAGCGGGAAGGCGGCGTTCAGCGCATCGGCAGCGGGGCCGACGGCGGCGGTGGCGGTGGCCACCATGCCGATGATCGCGGTGGCGACGGGCGCGATCGCGCGGGTACCGGTGGTGAGCAGGTTGGTCTTGATGCCGTGGCTGACAGTCATGGGGTGGCTCCTTTTAGGCTGCGGCGACGGCGGAGCCGCCCCGCCGGATCGGGATGGAAAGCAGGACGCGGTCGTTGGCGGCGGGAAGGTCGCGCCGCTCACCCTCGATATCGATGACGATCTGGCCGCTGCGATTGTCGGTCGAAACGCCGACGCGGGTCAGCTTGATTCGCGGTTCCCACCGCGACAGGGCGACGGCCGACGCCGCGAACAGCAGCTGGCGGGTGATGCTGTTGGCGGGCTGGTCGATAAGGTCGGCGATCATCGATCCATAGTCGCGCAGCATGACGCGGGTGCCGATCGGGGTCGAAAGGATGTCGCCGATCGACTGCGCCAGATGCGCGTTGCCGTCGATGGCGCGACCCGACAGGCGATCGACGCCGATCATTGCGGCACGCCCGACACGCCGCCACCGGCGGTCACGCCCAGATGCTTGTGACCCTTCAGGCTCTTGCCGCCGCCGACAACGTCGGTGTCTGCAGTTACCGTGCCGCTGACGGTGACGTCCCCCGTGACGGCGATATTGCCCGTGATGTTGAGCTGGTCAGCGATGATGTTCGCCGTGGATCCTGCCGGCAGGCTGGCGGTGAGGACGTGGGCCTCTGGATCATAAGCAATGCGCGCACCATCCGCGAATTCGATGACATTCTCGCGCGTGGATCCTGCCGGCGGGAAATCGTCGCGGGTGATGCCGGGCAGGAAGATCGCGGCGGCAATGTCGCCTTCGGGGGAAAAGAGGATGCCCTGCTCACCGACGCTCGGCGGGCACCAGATGCGCGTTTCGCCTGATGCCATGAAACACCAGTGCAGCGGGGGAGATTCCACTTCCTCGCCGTCCGGGTCGCCATAAGTCACGGTGATGCGCGCCGACGCCAGATCGACGCTCGCAACCGTGCCCACGCGGATCATCGCGGCGGGGTCGAGGGGAATGTCTTCAGGTGCGGCGGCCATGGCCGCACAAAGGCCGCGCGCGCGCGAAAAGCCATAGAGTCGCCCTGTATCATCGCGGCTTACAAGGGGCAGCGGGAAGATTCCGGTACGAGATATTTTGTCGGAATATCGAAGCGATGTTATGCGGGAGCATGAGTGCAGAAGGAAAACTTGACGAAGTGGTCACCCGGCGCTTTTTCGCCGACAAGACCGATGGCCGGATGCTGGAAATCGGGGCAGCTCGCCCAGACTGGCTATCGCTGGGCAGGCCTTTTCGGCAGCGCGGCTGGGATGTCCTTGCTGTAGAGCCCAATCCGGTATTTGCCGACCTTCAGCGGCGGGCAGGGAATGATGTTGCCGAACTGGCTCTGTCGGATCGTGACGCTGACGCCGCGGAATTTACGATCGTGGACTGCAAGGGCGCGCGATATCGGGAGGGCGCGGTGTCCTTCGAAAGTTGGTCGTCGCTCGGCATCCGCGGTAAATTTGCCGAGATGCAGGTTCCCCGGGATCGAAAGACAATCACCGTCAAGGTGCGCCGCGCCGACACGCTGCTTAGGGAACGGCGGGCTAGATGGAACTCGATCGACCTAATTGCGCTTGATGTCGAAGGATGGGAGCTCGAGGTGCTTTCGGGGCTGGATTTTGACCGTTATCGTCCCGGTGTCATCATCATGGAGAATCTTTTCATCGAACGCTCCTACCGCCGCTTTATGAAGCGGAGGGGCTATGTGCTTTGGAAGCGATCGACGCCCAACGAAGTTTTCGTCAGGGCCGATCTTTTGAGCCGAGCCGAAATCTATCGAGCGCAGGCGGTCGCAGCGGTCAAGACCGTGATCGGGCGAGGTCGTCGCAAAATCGCGCGATCGGTGCGCAGACTCCTGTCGGTTGCTCATACGGCGGGGAAGAAATCGCCAGTCAGGGTGATACGCGCCTGACAATCAATGGCCGGATCGGCATAGGCGCGAAATCGCAGCCGACCATCGTCAACATCCCAGCCATCGTCGGTTTGCCGCGGCACTCCCGAGTCTGGCGTCAGATTGATACTGTTCTGTTCGACATAGACATCAGTAGGCGACAGCTCGCCGCCATTGATGTTGAATGCGCCCGCTTCATATGCATGCTGCCCACCAACATATTTTCGGCTGACCGTCCCGATCAGAGTTTGCGGGGTAGGGCAAAGAACGCAGGGTGTGGCATCGGGATCGGCGGTCGTGGGGAGGACGAATGTTACCCTCGAGCAGAGAGGCGGCGCATTTCGTGCAGCGCCGAAAAAGCCCGATGCCCAGATGAGATCGGGAAAGCCATCCTCTGAGGTTGTCAGCAGAATTTCCGACCATTGACCAAGCGATGCGTCGTTCACTTCGGTAATCGTACCGGGGTTCTGTACTTCGATCCGACCCGTCCAAGAACAGGTTTTGAGCGTCGCGATCGGGCTCATCTTTGATGCCGGGTCAGGACTGATCGCGATCAGATCATGGAATGCAACGTCGGAATCGAACGCAACGACCGCCCGGCAGCCCGCATGGCCGACAATCCGTCCGGACACAGAAATTCCGGAACTGGCAGCTTGTTCGTTCGTCGAACCGGCAATGTTGCCAATGATCGGCTGCACCACAAGTGCGTTCGGCGAGCCACCGGGAGCATGGCGCAAGTCGAAATCAAGGAATGTAACCGAGACCCTGCGACAACCGGACATGATCTGCACGGCGCCGTTGTTCGACCCCGGCGATGTGGGCACGCCTATGACGCTGTTGCAGCCAAATCCGCTGAGCCGGACATCCACATTTTCGGTGTGATCCTCGAGATGAACCGCCTCGAAGGCGATGTCCTCAAAATGACCTTCGATCTGCACATCCCGGCAGTTCGCGACCCCGATCGCCCACTGGAGAATGTGCCTGGCATGCAGGCCGCCAATGCGGATGTTCGCAATGGTACCGACCGAAAACCGCTGCAACCCGTCTGCGTTTGCGGCTACGCTGACCGTTATCTGATCGGGGCCATCGATCGAAATTATCGTTGTTCCTGGCGGAAGGGCAGGACTCTTGATCTTTTGCCCAACCGAAAGATGCGTCGTCCCCGTATCGATGTCCTGCAGCACCGCCGATCCCAGATCGGCGACGGCATTGAACAGTCCCGGGGAATTGAACTCAAAGACCTCCTGACAATATTCTGCTCTGCAGTCGGTCGAGAGAAAGTTCGACTGTGTTGAGGGGTCAGAGCTGGTTTTGACCCACCCAAAATCGAGGTTACGAAACCCGCAGCGGATGAAGCTGATATTTTCTACGTCGGCGAACCAGTTAAGCACCGCATATTGGCCGCTCGGCACCCCGATAACGGGCAAGATCAGACCTTCAAAAGCGACGTCGATCGCCATGAAATTCCGCATGGCCCCTGTCAGCGCGATCGCGGCGGCGAAACCGGTTCCGCCGTTGATGTCCACCACGCAGGTCAGGTTGCGAAGCGTGAAATTGTCGTTGCTGATCGCCAGCCCGTAGGCAGAGGAATAGGCGACCCGCCTGAATTTCAGAACGGAGGTAGGCCCGTCCCCAAAGATTTCCACCCCGGCAGGCGGTGCCAAATCGATGCCGCTGTCGAAGGTGCTTTGGTCCGTGAACAACAGGGTCTTACCCTTGGGGATACGGATCGATCGTCCGGTCGCGGCAGCGGCTGCAAAACACCGGCGAAGCGGGATGGCGTCGTCGGCCACGCCGTCCAGAACCGCTCCATAGCTACGGGGATCGATGGGCGCCAGGCGAAGGTGCCACCCTACCGTGGATGGTACCGTGTCGTCGCCGCCGTCGTCGTGACCCAGATTTTCGGAAGCGAAAGGGGCGGCCAATGCAGCCGCGGTTGCCTCCTGATACAGAAGGTCGGATCCGATCGCGCGCCTGATCCGCACGTCGGCAATGCCAGTCGAGGTGTTGACGACTTTGAAGATGGTGTCCTCTTCGACATCGCCTTCGGCAACGGCCAGATCGACGTCGATAAAAATATTCTGCGGCAAGACCAGGTCGGCGGCCTGGTCGCGCGCCAGCTCTGCGCCAAGCGCAATATAGGCCAGATGGTCGGCAGGATTGATGCGGCGTGTCTCGCCGCTTTGTACAATCGGCAGCATTTCGCTGCCATCAAGCGGTCCAGCAAGCGGAAGCGCGGTGATCTTGGCCATCAGGATTCCCCTTTGACCGGGATATCGACAGCGACGACGGCGCCGTCGATGACGACGATCTGCCGCCCCGCGCAGGTTTGTTCGATGAGATCACGCCAATGATCGTCGTCAATCGCAATTGCGTCTGCAGGTATGGCGCAGGCGGGATTGGGAATATGGATTGGCGGGTCGCCGCTTTCGATCGTGCGGCAACCGTGGATATCTTCGCTGAAGAAGCCGCCAATAGAAGGGCTGAAAAATTTCTGCATCTTATGCTCCGTTCAATAGCCGAAGGCGATCCAGTGTCCGGAGACAGCGGCAGAGGACGAACTGAAAATCGTTAAACCCGAAGCCGTCATCGCGCTGACATGGGGATTATTGTCCTGCGCTCCCGTCGCATTGCGACCGCCGGAGCAGTTGGTGTGCACGCAGGCATTGGGAAAGGTAACGGGGAATGTGGGGCTGGTGCTGCTGTTCGCCGCGACCGAATAGGTGCCAAACTGGATGATAAATCCGAACAACGAAACATAACCCGGAAGCGCTAGCGATCGCCCGCCCATCGCGGTCGCAAAACCAAGCGACGTGAGCGCCTTTGTGTCATCGGTCCCGATTGATATGTCCCCGCCGGTTGCCTTGGGCACCGTGATGACGCGGCTGGCCGAAAGGTCTCCGCCCCCGGTGGCTAGACCAGCGCCGGTGATGCTTCGCGCAAGTAGCGCTGTCAGCGCGTTGGATATGCCATCGACGATCGCCGCCAGCACCGCAATAGAACCGTTGACCAGCGTAACCGCTGCATCGAGGACGCGCTTCACCTTCTTCGGCGACATGATCCGGCTGTCGTCAAGACCCGCATCGGCCTCGACATTGTCGGCGACTTCAGCAACGCCGGAGACTGTCTCGGTCGCGGGCGGATTCAAGAACAGAGCGTCACCGAATTCGATTACGGCGGCCACGTCGGCCGAAAGGACGATATCCATAGCAAACAGGCTGGTCGCCAGCTCGGCTTTGGACAGGATCGGGTCAGCAGCCGAGCTATAGACCGCGATCAGCACGTCGTCGGCGTCGAAAAGCCCAAATCCGGTTACATCGTAGGCGACCAGCGCGGGGTCATAGGCGACAACATGAATGATGTTTTCGGCAACCGCCTGGCCCGATACAGTTCCGATGACGCGGAACTGCCCCGGCAACGCGGTCAACGTGGGCGCCATGACGAACGGCGTGTTGGTCAGTCCGATCGAATCGATCAGGATCGCGTCGGTTCCGCCTTCTTGGGCGTTGACGATCGCCTCAAGCCCGGCGTCGGTGATCAGCATCTGCAATGCGGGCATCAATCATGCTCCAGAAATTCGCCGTCGTCGTCGGACAGCGGCTCGCCATCCTCGGATTGCAGCAGCTGCGCCCAGATCGGGTCATCATCGTGCGCGGCCTCGAGCGCGGTGCGCGAAAAGGTCGCCAGGTTGGCACCGCCGGCCATCCACCCCAGCGCCTGTGCCTCCAGCGACTGGACGAAGGTGAAGTGGCTGCGAACCGGTTTGACCGACGCGACGTCGCGAATGATCGCAGCCGCAGTCTCGCTGGTCAGGAAACTGGCGGGGATGTCGGCCGCGGGGGCGCGAATTTCAAAGGTGTGCGGGTCGCCGCGGGGGCTGGTTTCCCACCATTCGGCGATCTGGAGCAGCGGGTGAAAGCGATCCAGCACCTCGCGAACAATCGCCCGCGTGCCCTTTCGACGATGAAAGGGGATGGCGTCGGCGATCGCGGCCCGTTTTTCAGGCACTGTCCATTCGGGATCCCACCGCGAGATCGCCAGCCCCCAAGCCAGAAACGGCAGCACGACGACGGGACAGGTCGCCGGGTTCCACAAATCGCCGATCGCCGACAGGTCGATGTCGGCGCGCATCGCATCCTCCACCGCGCGTTCGGCATCGGTCGCGTTGGGCGGCAACAGGCTTTTGTCGAGCAGCTCGGGCGGGAGGACGCTCATTCGGCAGTCCCGGCGTCGGTGATGACGATGCTGTCGGCCCAGCCCGCCTGAAGAAGGGTCATCACCTGATCGGCGGCAGGAGCGTTCAGGACGACGCGCTGGATACCTCCGACGTGCAGCGCGGCGATCATCGCCGATCGCGGCATGTCGCGCCCTAGGCGGCGCGCCTTGAGCAAATAGGCGTCGAGCGATGCGCGCGCGGCGTCCAGGATCAGGTCGCGATCGGGACCGGCGAACAGCCACAGGTCGGCGTCGATGCCGAACGACACAATGTCAGCCGACTGGACGATGACTTCGTCGGTCAGCGGGCGGACCGCGTCGTCGGTCAACACCGCTTCGACCGCGTCGAGCGTTGCGCCCGGGGCTGTTCCGTCGCCCGTCCGCGACAGCACCGACACGACAACCTGCCCCGGGGTCGGCGACGTCGCCGATGCGTCGAGTACGTCGGCCGACGCCGACAGCGCGTGATAGACATAGGCGCGTTCGGGACCGGCGACGCTAAAGCTGTGCGGGGCCAGCAGGATCCGCGCGCGCAGATCCGCATCGCTTTCCATCACCGCGGGGGTTGCGGTTTCGGGATCGGCGGGAGTGATTTCCAGCCGCGTCACCCCGTACAGGGCGCCAAGCTGCTCCAGATTGGCGCCGTCGGCAAAGGCGATCAGCATCTGTAGAGCGGCATCGTTGAACGCCTGCGCCAGCAGCTGCTCGTCAAAGGCGTCGGCCTCGAGCAGTTTGATCGCCGGATCGCTTTCGACCAGCGCGCTGAAGGCGGGCAGGCTGGTGACCAACCGCGCCAGCTTGGACGCAAAACGCGTCGCATGGTCGGGCTGCGCGACCAACGCCGGCGGCGGCAGTTGCGACAGATCGACGGCAGGCGACGTGGCGATGGAAGATATGGGCATGCCGAGCAGCGAAAGCCGATGCTTCGCGCGCGCGCTAGGCAGCTCCCCTGTATCGGCGGGCGTTACAAGGGCGGCGAGCGGTCATTAGGACCGCGCGAGATGCTTTTCGACGGCTTCGAACGTGCGCGCTTCGTCGTCGGGGTGAAAGCCGAGCAGCTCGCGCGCCAGATAACGGGCGCGGATGGTGCGGCCGTCGCGGGTTCGGCCAACCTCGTCCTCCTGCCCGAAATGGTGGACCTGTGCCACCTGTTGAGCCTGGCCGACAAAGCCGATGCTGACCTGGTCGGGGGTCGCGCGGACCTTGAGGATGCGCGCCTGGCGCAGGCGGCGGAACATCTTGCCGCGCTTGCTGGTGCCAGGGCGCGGGCGGCGCGGTGCCATCGCGGTGCCGTCGGGCTGGGTATTGGCGGCGATGCGGGCACTGTTTGACCGGCGCAGGGACTGGCCGATCTTGGTCAGCAAGGCTTTGCGTTCTCGCGGCGACAGCGCGTCGGTCATGCGCGCAAGGAAAGGCTGAAGGCGATCGAGATTGTGCTCGATCATGGCAGCGGCGCGTCGGGCAACAGCCTTTCGCCGTCGAACCAGATGCTGGTCAGCGGCGGCACCGGATCGACGCCGCCGATGCCCAGGTCATAGGTGAACAGCGGGTCCGGTTCGGCCATGAAATTCATGTCGAAACCGCCATCGGGGCGGAGCTCGGCGCGCACCTGTTCGGTCAATTGCAGCTTGAATTGCAGATCCACCGTCGCGCTGTCGAGAAAATCGACCTCGAACGCGATAGCGTCCTTGTTCGGTTGCAGCAGGTCGGGTTGCTGGACGCGCAGCCACTTGAGCATGGCGATCGCGACCGGCGCCTGATGATCGCCGTAGCCCAGCAGCAGGATGTTCAGCTGGTAGCTGTAAGCAAAGGCAAAGCTGGGCGTCATCGGCGATGCGATGCTGCCCTGGTCGATCCACATGATCAGCGATTGGGGATCACGGGCGAGCGCGGGGACGGTGGCGACCAAGGCGGCGCGCAACAGGTCGGGTTTTTTCATGCGCGCCGCCGCCGATCAGGTCTTGGCCGCGTCGGCCAGCGCGTCCTGGACGTCGTGGTGCAGTTCGTCGGAGCGAAGCCGCGCCGTGGCCAGGGCATCGCGCAGCGTGTCCTGCGATCCGCCGGTGAAGGTCGCGATCGCCAGTTCAGCCAGGTCGAAGAATGCCGGTCCCACCTTGCCCGCGGTTTCGATGATGGTGAGCAGCTTGTCGAAGTCGATCATCGGATGCACTCCCCTGTCTGGGCCGCGAGCAGAGCCGCCACCGCCTTTCGTGCTATCTTTGCTGCGTCGCTGTAACTTCGGGCGTTGCCGGCGTCATAGGCGCTGCGCAGCGCGACGACGGCGCTGTGCGCCGCACGGTCGCACGCGGCGACCTGGTCGGCGACAGGGCCGCGGATCAGGCCGGCATCGGTCGCGGTCAGGACGGCAAAAGCCGCCGCCTGATAGGCGAGTTCGATGCCTAGCGCCGTCTGTTCGTCGAGGGTGGTGCCGTCGGCAAGTTCGGCGGGTGCCGCCGGCAAGCCCCCGATCGCGGACTGTCCCGGGGCGCAGGCGCAAAGCGCAAGCGAGATGGCGATCGTGAAACCTCTGAAAAGGCGCATAGCAAACTCCTGAAGGATTGGCGGGGATCAGTCGGACCGGGCGTTGCCGATGCGCGTTCGCACCCACCCCGGCATGAAATCTTCGAATTTCTGGTTGCCGTGCGCCAAGTTGGCGTAGTGACCGAATTGCAAGCCATCGAGCGCATCGATCATCAGCTCGCGCGCGCCTGCAGCACCTCGCTTTGAGATCAGTGACCGAAAGGCGCCCAGGCTTTTGCCGCCGATGTCGCCGTCAACACCGATGTCGGCGTAATCGGTGCCGCGGCGGTTGAAGAGATTGAGCGCCGTCTGAAACCAGCGGGCGGCGCGGTCAGGACCGCAGTTGACGCCGCTATCGATCACCTCTTCGGCAACCGTGGGGTCTATTTCTGCGATCCCCAGAAAGCCCGGCCCGACGATATACTGGCGATAATAAATTTCGCGCGCCGACGCTTTCGAAAGCTGGCTCATATGGCCCTGAAAACCGTTGGCGCGCGCGACGCGTTGGGTGATGCCCCAATTGGTCGCGCCACCCGGATCTGAAGGATGATCGACAAAGCCGCCCTCGCGATCGAGGATGCCATCGATCATCTTAGAAATTTCGGGCTTCATGCGTCTTTCTCCCGCTTGTCGATCCAGCGGCGGAACATCCCAAAGGCTTCGCCGGTCAGCATCCATTCGATGAAGGGGGTGCCGCCGACGGCGATCAGGAAGGCGGCGAGCGGCTGGTTGAGCGTGATCCCGACCAGCGGGATGGTGCGCCCATCCAGAGCGGGCGCGAGGACAAAGGCCAGCCCGGTCGATCCGAACAGGCCGATCATGGCCCACAGCGACGTGTCGATGCCGTCGGCCTTGCGCTGGCGCGATTTCACCAGCGAAAAGCACAGGGCGACCAGCCCGCCGCTGATCAGCGCAAAGATGAATTCCAGGGCGTGCGCAGGGTTCCGATCGACTGCCGCGACGCCGACGACGCCGTAAGCGCCAAGCAGATAGAATGGATCCAGTTTCATCGTCTCTTTTCCCCCGCGGGCAGGCATGCTGCGCATGGTCGTGCTCCTTTGGTCAGTCCCACAGCTGGACGGTTTCCCGCCGTGGTCGCGCGGCCTCGCCGATTTCGGGAAGTTCGACGATCGTGCCCTCGGGCAGCCGCGGACCCAGCGCGGCGAGGCCGCCGTTGAGCTGAAGTGTTTGTTCGGTGACGCCAGCGGTGGTGCCGAGCATCCGCCAGCAGATCGCATCGAGCGTTTCGCCCGCCTGGGCGATCGCCTGCATCAGATCAGCTCCGCATGATTACGCTGCACCGGCGTATCGACGCCGATCGAGACCAGGTCGGCGACGGCGTGGTGCGCCATGCGGCGATAGTCGTCAGCGGAAAGCCGCTTTTCGTCGCTGCGCTGCGATTGCTGGTCGGTCGCGACCAGGTCGCGATGCCCGTCGGCCAGCTCGGCCGCCACATAATAGCGGATGACGCGGTTCCACAGCTCGACGGCGCGGGGTTCGCCGTCGATTGTTATGTCGTCGGGAACATCGGCCAGCTCGGCGACCCCCATGTCCGCATGCGCCGACCGCCAGTTGGACAGCTGTCGAAACGCCTGGAGCATGGCACCCTTGATCGCGGCGACCAGGCGGGCGTGGGTGACGATCCCTTCACCGATCCGGATCGTATCGCGCACGTCGTCACATTTGATGGGCGGAAACCAGCCGTCGGCAACAACCTGGCTGTTGACGGGGGAGGCAGGGGACGGCGGGGTGGAAATCAGGTCGCTCATCTCTGCCTCCTTTCTGTGTTTACGGGGGGTGGGGATCAGGTGCGACGTGGCGCCCATGACAGGCACGCCGAACCTTCACCGCCCCCCGAGCGCCGTGCGGCGAGCTGGTTACGTGGCGGGCGGGGCGAGTTTCTTCAGCTCGGCTTCTGCGTTCCGCAAATCGGTCTTCGCGCCGCAATCCTTGTGCAGCTTGATCGCTTCGCCAAAGGCGCCGATCGCGGCTTCGAGCAGCGCGGCCTTGCCGCCCGCCACCGCATTGTCGGCCTGTGGGTCGAATGCGGCGGCGGACGCGGCGCTGGCGCGACCCAGGGCTTTGAACAATTTGGCTCGCGCCTGGTCGGGCATGTCGCGCTCTTCCGTCAGCGCGGCGACGCGCTGCAGTTGCTCGAGCGTGACCGCGCCGGGTTCGGCCATGGCGACGGTGGCGATTTCCTCGGCGATCAGGCACGCCGGGGTGCGGTTGTAGCGTTCGGGCAGGGTCAGGCCGTGCGTCAGGACGTGGGTGCCCAGATTGATCGCCATGTCGATATCGCGATAATCGATTGCCCAGATCATGTTGGTGGTGACGATTTCGTCCTGGGCGGCGTTGCCCGCTTCGCCGGCCTCGAGCGCGCCGCGGATCCACGCATGATATTTGACCGCCATTTCGGCCTTCAGCGGGTTGCGGGCGGAGACCGACTGGGTTTCCGACAGCTGGCGCAAATCTTCGTGCAGCACGGCGAGCAGGACGCGATATTCGCTAGTCGCTTCGCCGTCTTCGGGCATGGCGGCGGCGACACCGGCGATCGATGCACCGGCGGCTTCGGCGGCGCGTTGGGCAAGGATGGCTTCGCGGCGGCGTTTGGCAAGGCTGGTCATGAGCGGGGCTCCTTTTTAGGCGGGCAGCGCGGTGATGACACGCTGCCCCTTTTGTCCGGGGCTCTTCCGGAACCGCTCATCACGGCAGCCCCGGCTTCAATGCCCTCTCTGGGTGGTTTTACGGGGCGGCGGGACGTGCCGGTGCTTCGCCCATCGCGATGTTTTCGACCAAGGCGACGAGCTCATAATCCTCGACCACATAGGCCTCGTTGACGCTTTCGTAGTTCTCGATCTGGTCGAGTTTCGGTTCGTCGCGGACCAGGCGGCGGCGGCTGCCTTCCTGGACATAGATGGCCAGATTCTTGAGCGTCGTGATCATGATCGACGTCGCGGGGAAGAACGGGACCGCTACAGCCTGGAGGCCGCCGATCTGCTTCGTCGAGCGCAGGATACGGTCGGTCGCCTCGACCTCGGTTGCCGTGGCACCAGTGGTCTGCGCGATCGTGAAATATTTCTCGTCGAGCAGATCCTGGCCGATAATGACCACCAGTTCGGGATTCTGGCGATGCCATTCCGGGATGAGCGACTTGGCATCGAGCACCAGCGCCTCGAGCGAGGCATAGTCGGCCTCTGCCGCGACCTTGTTGTCCAGCACGGGGTCATAGAGGGTGACGCCCGGCTTGACATAGATCTTCTTCAGACCCGGATTGTTGGCGGCATTCGCATAGACCGTCAGGTCGCCGTCATCGAGCACCTGCGTAGGCGCATTGGTGCGGATCTTGTACAGCCAGCCCAGATTGACGTCCTGCAGCAGGGGATTGGCGGCCCGGTCGGTCTGAACCGCCGCCGACGTGCCGTTCCATCCGATCATGATACGGTCGCGACCCTGCTGCTTTGCAATTGCACCGGCGACCAGCGTCTGGAATTCGGGCCGGTGGCGCCACGCGTCGATCTTTTCGTAGCGGATCGCATGATCGAAATCGGTCTTTTTGCACAGATATTCGTCGAGCAGATCCGAATCGGTCGGGTCGGTCGGGTTGCGGGCGTTGCCGGCGGCCGTGTTGCGGCGACCAGCGAGGGTGCGCGTGGTGCCGATGCCGACTTTCTCGCCCGACTGGTTGATGACGGGGACGATCGCGATCGCCTGAAGGAATTCGCTGCTTTCCTTGATCGCTTCCTCGAGCTTCTGCTCGGGGTGAGGCGCGACGGTGAATTTCTTTTCGATATCATCGGCGGCAAGGCCGTTCACCAGCGCGATCTGGGAAACATAGGCGGCGAAGAGGAGTCGGGTGTCTTTGTGCATCGGAGTGCTTCCTTGGCGTCAGATAAAGGGCGCGGGTGTGGCGTGGCGGTCAGAAGGCCGTTTTCGTGAAATTGGCGTTGCCGTTGGCCAGCGGGCGGCGCTGCTGATCCGGCGCGGGCGTGCCTTCGAACTCCTTGGCAAGGCTGGTCACCTTCAGGTCGACCCGGTCGATTTCGGCGGTGACGGCCGCTGCATGCGCCTGCATCGCACCCTCGATCGTCTTGCCGAATTCGCCGAACAGGCCGGTCAGCGCCGCCATGTCGATCGTGCCGGGGGTGGTGACCGGCGGCTGGACAACCGGGTTCGCCGGGGTTTCGACCGGCTTGCCGGCGAATTTTTCGAGGATGCCGGTCAGCGCCTTAAGGAAGCTGCCGCCTTCGGGGGTGACGTCGCCCTTGCCGTCGGCGAATTCCAGTACGGCGCCTTCGTCGCGGCTGAAGGTCAGTGCGCCGGGTCGGGTGACATTGAACGCCAGGCGTTCGGTGGCGATCGATGCCGGGCTGTCGGTCAGCGCGCAACCCATCAGATAGGCAAAGCCCTTGCCGCCGAAGTTGGGTTCAATCTCGATTGACGGAAAGACCTTTTGCTGGGCGGAATTGAGTGCCTGGGCGTCCTCGGTCACGTCGAAGGAACCGTAGAGCGCGACCCGCTTTTCGGTCTTGCCGTTGAAATTGACATCGACTTCGCCGACCGACAGCTCGGCGACGTCGCCATAGGCACGGAACGGCTTTTCGCCCGAAATCCCGCGAATATGTTCGATGTTCAGCCGCGCGCCATAGGTTTTGGGGTCATAGCTTTTCGCCATTTCCCGGATCATGTTTTCGTCGATGGTGCGGCCATCGACGGTCGAACCGGCGGTGGCGAGCAGAAACGGCTTGGTGCGCTTGAAATTCATCGGGACTGCTCCATCGGCGTGATCAGGTTCGAGCTGGACGACGGTGAGCGGTTCCGGCGTTCGGTGATGACGCCTAAGGGCTCAAAAACACGTCATCATGCAACGCGCTTGCCTTGTATCGCCGCGCCTTACAGGGGCGGGCAGGCGCGCGGGCGGACGATAAGCGGGCATGGCTGCACGCCATGCCCGTTGCCGATGCCCCCATCCCCGGAAAGATCCCCGGTCCCGTCGAAATCGACCGGGATCCGGAACGCGAGGCGCGTTCGCTGTACTGGCGCGGGTGGACGCTGAAGCAGATCGCAGCCGAGCTGGACGTTCCGCATCCCACGGTGCGCAGTTGGAAGCGCCGCGGCGAGTGGGGGACCGCGCACACCGTCAAAATTATCGAGGATCGCATCGAAGTTCGCATGGCCGCGATGCTCGACAAGGGCGAAAAGCTGACCGAAGGCGACATGAAGCGCATCGACTTCATGGGCCGCCAGCTCGAGCGCATGGCGCGGATCCGCAAATATGGGACCGAAGAGGGCACCGAAGCCGACCTGAACCCCAATATCAACCGCCGCAACGACGGCCCCGCCAAGGCGAAGCGCGCCGAAAAGCGCAAGAATTTCCTGACCGAAGAACAGTGGGATGCGCTCGAGGAGGATTTTCACAAAAACAACGTCGCTCACCAGAAAATTTGGTGGGGCAAACGGCACGAACGCACCCGCAAGAACCTCAAATCGCGCCAGGTTGGCGCTACCTGGTATTTCGCCCGCGAAGCGATGATGAAGATTCGCGAGTCCTTCCTTGCCGGTGAGGGGCGCAATCAAATTTTCCTGTCCGCATCGAAGCGACAGGTGCTGGTCTTCCGTCGCTACATCGTCGCGTGGGTCAAAAAGGTCACCGGCGTCGACCTTAAGGGCGACCCGATCATGCTCGACATGGGCGATGGCAGCGAGCCGATTGGCCTGTACTTCTTTTCGACCAATGCCAGCACGGCGCAGAGCGAGCATGGCGACCTATATTTCGATGAATTCTTCTGGGTCCACGGGTTTTCGGAGCTGAAGAAGGTCGCCAGCGCCATGGCGACGCACAAGATTTACAAGCGCACCTATTTCTCGACGCCCAGCACGATCACGCACGAGGCCTATGCCTTTTGGTCGGGGGAAGAGTGGAACCGCGGCAAGCCCAAGGCAAAGCAGCGTTCGTTCGACGTTTCAAAGCGAAACCTGAAAAGCGGCGCGATGATGCCGGATGGCAGCTGGTGCCATATCGTCACGCTCCACGACGCCGTCGCGGGCGGCATGGATTTCTTGTTCGATATTGACGAGCTGCGACAGGAGGCGAGCGAAGACGAGTTCGCGAACCTGTATGAGTGCGAATTCATCGACGACACGGCGAGCAGCTTTCCCTGGTCGATGATCGCGTCTGCCCGGGTGGACAGCTTTTACACATGGAAAGACTTCAAACCCGCGGAGATCGGCATCGCTGGGCGTCGGCCATTTGGTGAGAAGCCGGTTTCCATTGGCTATGATCCGAACAAGCAGGGGCGCGACGATGCCGCCCTGTCGGTCACAGCCCTCCCCGAGAAGGCGGGCGGTAAGTTCCGCGTGCTCGAGAAGAACCGCGCCAACGGCCTGGATTATGAGGGTCAGGCACAGCTCATCAAGGATGTCGCCGAACGCTACAATGTCGTCGATATCGCAATCGACACGACGGGCCATGGCCTGGCCGTGTGGGAAATCGTTCGCAAGTGGTTCCCGACTGCGCGGAAGATCGAATATTCGGTGCTTACCAAAGCGCAGATGGTCATGAAGGGCCAGAACCTCTTCCGCAACGGCCGCATCGAGATCGACGCCGGCTGGACCGACGTCATGGCCGCCTTCATGGCGATCCGCCCCGCGATTACGAAATCGGGAAAACAGGTGACCTATGTCGCCGCCCGCAATGGCGAGATCGGCCACGCCGACATCGCCTTCTCAATTCTCCACTCCCTCTTGGTCGAGCCCCTCGATGGCAGCGAACCCGCCGCTGGACAGGGTGAGGCCTTCTTCTTCGACTGACGGCAAAGGATCCTGCCATGAACGAATTGACGACGATCGACGCAACGACCGCGGGCGCCGGGCCGATGGTTTTTACCTTTGGCGAGCCCGACAGCGTCATCGGCGCGCGCGACCTGTGGACCTATTTCGAGATCTGGCACAACAGCCGGTGGTACGAGACGCCGCTGCCGATGGTCAGCCTGGGCAAGTCGTTCAACATGTCGTCGCACCATCGCAGCGCGATCGGCCTCAAGGTCAATTTGCTGGTCGAGCATTTCACGCCGACTCGCTGGCTGGACAGCGACAATTTCGAGCGGTTCGCGCTCGACTTCCTGCAGATGGGCAATGGCTACCTTGAGCAGATCGACAATCTGGGCGGGCGGGCGATGTCGTTCCGGCATAGCCTGGCTGCCTGGACGCGTATGGGGGTGCAGCCGGGGACCGCCTTTTTCGTGCAAGGCCCGATCGGCGTTGAGCATCAGTTCCGCGACGGCAAGCTGCACCAGCTGCAGCAGCCCGACGTGCTTCAGGAGATCTATGGCGTGCCGGAATGGCTGGCGGCGCTGCAATCGGGCCTGCTCAACGAAAATGCGACGCTGTTCCGCCGTCGATATTACCTCAACGGCGCGCATGCGGGCTTCATCTTCTATCTGTCGGAGGCGCTGGCCGACCAGGAGACGAAGGACAACGTCAAGGATCAGCTGAAGAACGCCAAAGGGCGCGGCAACTTTAAAAACGTGTTTCTGAACATCCCCAATGGCAAGAAGGACGGGGTGCAGGTCATCCCGCTGTCCGAAGTGGCCGCGAAGGACGAATTTTCGAACATTAAGACCATGACGCGCGACGACATGCTGGCCGCGCACCGCGTGCCGCCGCAGCTGCTCGGCATCGTGCCGCAGAACAACGGCGGCTTCGGAGACGTCGGCCGCGCGATGGACGTATTCTTCCCCAACGAGATCGCCCCGATCATCAGCCGATTCCTGCGGATGAACGACCGCCTGGGCGTCCCAGCGTTCGCGTTCCGCGCCTATGAGCCGAAGGGGAATGGCGGGGCCGCCGCCTGATCAGATCGCCCGCCGGCGACGGCGGGGGAAGGGGCGGTCCTACGCGCCCCCAACCGACGGCAGCGGCCGCCACGTCCAACGATCCCTGCCCATGGAAACAGGGTGCCGGATCATCCCGCCTGCCGACTCGGCGCGGGAACAAGTAGGGAACAAAGATGAGAGAGTCGAGTCCACTGAACGGCATGACGGCGGTCGCGCCCGCCAAGCCCGCGGCCCCCTATATCGGAGGCAAGAAGCGCCTGGCAGGGCAGCTTACCGAACTGATCGCCGCAACGCCGCATGTCACCTATGCGGAGGCATTCGTCGGCATGGGAGGCGTGTTTTTCCGCAGGAAGGTCAAGCCGAAGGCCGAAGTCATCAACGACTGGTCGGCGGAGGTGCACAATTTCTTTCGCATCCTGCAGGTCCATTATGTCGCGTTCCTTGAGATGATGCGGTTTCAGATCAGCAGCAGGGCGGAGTTCGAAAGGCTGGCCGATGTTGACCCAGCGACGCTGACCGACATGCAGCGCGCGGCGCGCTTCCTTTACATGCAGCGGACAGCTTTCGGAGGGACGGTGGCACGACGCCATTTCGGTGTGTCACCCGGGAATGCCGCACGCTTCGACATCACCAAGCTTCAGCCGATGCTCGAGGCGATCCACGACAGGCTGGCATCGGTGACGATCGAGCGATTGCCCTGGGCAACGTTCGTCCGCCGATGGGACCGGCAGGGGACGCTTTTCTACCTCGACCCGCCCTACCACGGCAGTGAGGGCGACTATGGCCCCGGCATGTTCGGCCGCAACGAGTTTGCCGAGATGGCGACGCTGCTGGCGACAATCAAAGGTCGCTTCATCCTTTCTATCAACGATACGCCCGAGATCCGCGAGCTGTTCGCCGTTTTTGCCATAACCGAGGTTGGGGTTCGATATTCGATCGGGGGCAACGACAAGGGGCGGATCTTCCCCGAGCTGATCATTTCGAACTGATCGGCTCTAGTCTAAGTCTTCGATACGCTTTCGCTTGGGGTCGGGATGATTTCCCGGCCCCATCTTCTTTTCCAACGACGCGATGGCCTTCGCCATAGCCGGTGTTTCGATCTTCCGCTTCGCCTTGGATATCGCCCGGCTGGCGTGGAAAAAACCGGCAACTTGCTCCGCCCAACTTATCTCCCGCGCCTTCGGCGCCACCGATGGCGGAAGCGGCCGCGCCGGCAATATCATCACGTCGATAGATGACCGACAGCGGCTACATGGGAAGCGATGCCGCGCCGCGCCCAGCTCCAGGGGCCAGCCGCGATCGACGAACAGCTGAAGCACCTTGCCCTCGTCCAGATCTCGCGAGCGACCGCACCCGAAGCACCACAGGCGCAGCCTGTGCCCGCGCCAAGCGATGTCTTCAATGGTGCCGACTCGTCCCTTCATCCCATCGTGAGAACAGAAACGGAACAGATCGGCAAGGGAGCCTGTCCCCGACCCCCACGCGCCGCGCTCGCCCCCACGCTCCGCTTTCGCCTTATTTTTCAATCGTGATGCATGGGGAAGGGCAGGCGCTGCAGCCGGGGGAGGGGGAGGGGTGCGGAACCGTCTTACATTCCTTACATGCCCTCGGATGACTTAGGCAAAGCATTGAAAATTCGTGTTTTTGTATATCAGAGTTGCACTCTGATCCCGTCTTACATCTGCTAGGCCCGACTCTTATGTCATTGATTTTGTTTAATAATATAATGTGAGATGTAAGATTGAATCTCTCTAATATTATAAGACCGATGTAAGGAAAATGTGAGACTGGAAACCCGCAGAAAACCGCCAATGTGAGAAATGTAAGACACTTCCCTACACACCCCCCTTTGGTCAGGCCATTGACGGGAAAGTGCCAAAAACGAGAGTGCGAACGAAAAAGCGAGTGCGTGCCGGTGCGCAGACCAGCGTGATGCGGTTCGATGCTAAATGTGGGAATCGAATGTAGCCGCGCCGCCCAGCAAGCGGCGGTTTAGGCGCGGCCGACGATCAAGGTACGCTGAAAGCCGATTCCCGCTACCCGCTCCAAATGTCTTTGTCTGCGGTTCCGCGCGGAGGATATTCGCTCGCGCCGAGTTCCCGAGTCATTCACCATACATGAACGGCACGTAATTGCAGCGGTGCGGGATGCCGCTTCAGGAGCGTTATATCGATGAAAAATCCTAGTGGCTCATTCAACCTGAGACAATCAACAAAGTTCTCTAGGCGAGAGGTTCTAGCGGCAACAACCATCGCTGCTGCCGTGTCGTCCAGTGTTGCCGCCGAGGGCCAGATAACGCCGAGCCTGACAGACTTTGGTGGCGTTGGAGACGGAACTACCGATAATTTTGAGGCCTTTCGAAGGGCGCTCTCTGCGATCGGACCGTCCGGGACCTTGTATGTTCCGCCAGGTGTTTTCAAAATGTACGACGAAGGCGCTTTTCGAGGCGCCCAACCTCTGGTGCTGACTGATGGACAGAAAATCCTTGGCGAGTCGGGCCGTTCAATTCTTGGTATTTCGCGGAGAAAGCTCTCAGCATTCTATGGACTAGCGATCGCCGGCGATGGCATTCAGATCGACGGCCTCGAAATTCGTTGCGAGTCTGCGCTACCGGGTTGGACTGCTGGCGTCGCTATCACCGGCAATTCCCGTGATACGACAATTCGGCAAACCGCCTTTGTCGGCCAAGGCGGTCGATCAGGACACTACGGTGTGATTCCGATCGGAGTGGATCTTGAACATTTCAGTATGGAGCAATGTCATTTTCGGGGACTGGATTTCGGATTCTTCCGCCAGACATCCGACACTGCAAGCTATCAGTACCTGAACTTCATTGATTGCACAGGCGTCGATTGCACAGAGGTAATAGAGATAAACGCGCCTGGCCTCTTGTTTGTTGAAACAAAGGAGGGCTCGTCAATTCTTTACAGGGTTACCGATCCCGCCGGCGGTATCATAGCGGCGACAGCGCTGAAAAAGGGGCAGCCTGTCCGTTGCGAGGCGTTTCCTGCAGGAACACGGGTTGCCGGAACGGATAGATCCGGCCAGGTGGTTCTTAGCAACGCTGCAATCTTTTCTTCCAAGTCAGCCGAACCTTTCCGGCTGTCTGCTGGAGGAGCGTCGCACGGGCGGATAAGCAATCTGGTGGCGCGCGAAATCGGGCAATGGGCAGTGGGAATGGCCAATTGCGACGACTGGGATATCGATGTGGCGGGGGAGGGCATAGGCTATGAGCTTGTTCATATCGAAGACGCAAGTCGTGACATTCGCGTAAAGGTTTCGGGGTCAAACACCAACTTACAGCGCGGTGTCGTCGGCAGTCCAGGCGCGGAAAACGGCATGGTGCAGATTTCCTCTGGAAGCAGGGACATCCGAGTTCAGTTCGATTCGGTGGATCTCAGTCGTTCTAACAGCACTAATCCGGTCGGGATTTGCGTGCAGGCGGCCGGAATCATGGGCACTACCGGACGTGAAGTCGCGCCGACCGGCATCCAGATTGCCGGTACGATAATCTGCGGGAGTCGGTCCCGGGCCGTGGTGGCATTCGAAAGCGAGCTGATATTCGACGATCTTACATTAATTGGCTCTCCGCCATCGAACAACGCTGTAGCCCGAATGCGCTTAGCCGGGTGCAAGATATCCGGAACGGTGCGGACAAATACGTCAAGGCAATCGTTGATCCAGCAAGAGGCTAACAGCCCTATTGGCGAAATCCAAATCCTTGCCGTTGAATAGATTCGCTGCAGGGGACGCGTTTGAGGTGGAAAGCCTCGCGTGGAGGCCGACATATGGATGGGCCTTAGCGATCTGGCCAATGCGCTTGCCGATTAGCAGCAT